CGTGCTCAATAGCTCTGTGGTAGTTATAAAGAAATTCAGTCTTCTTAAAGGTTTTTGTAAAAATAAATTTTGGTTGTATATATTGTTTTGTTGACCTACCAATATATCCGGCAATAGAGCCTCTATCGGAATGAATAGGTATAACGGAACGACTATACATTGGTGAGTTTTTATCTATACAATCCTCTACGCCAAAATACTCTAGTGTATTACGATAAAACCCGCGTGACTCAAAATATGGTGAACTACCAGTTGTGAGAATTTTTTCATAAACACCGACGTTTTGTAATATTGGCTGCTTCTTAAAGATGCTTACTATTTTAGAGAACTCGTCTTCTATTGCTATTGTTTTTTTGTCCGTTTTGTATTCATTACCTATTGAGTAAAGCTCCAAGATATATTTAAGGGCATCTTTGAATTCTTTCTGAGAACCGCTATTTGTAGACAGTACAGACCTAACAAACCCGTATATATCCCAATTGTCCTCGTGACATCCTCTAGTCCAACACTTCCATTGATGCTTACCTTTTGAGAAAGACACTCCTTTTGGATTATCACTTCCGCCATGTATCGGACACTTACAAAAGACCGTATCTCCCAATGACTCATGTTCTATGTTAAAACTATCTAGTAGTTTTTCTATATCTTGATAGACGATGGTTTTTATTTTGTCTAGATCATATTTCTTCGTCGCCTTCGTCAAATGGTAATTCTGATCCTTCGATAGCTCCGTTGGTTTGTCTGTGTTTAATAAACTCATCTCTAGTTCTCAGTTCTTCTAGCTTACTATATTCACCAAGCATTTTCATATTTATATAATTACCATCCATGAGTCCAGGGCCATGTCTAGCTTTTAGTGTTACGAGCTTTCTATTTCCAGCAGCAGGTCCGTCTTCTGCTAATTCTTCGGCAGACTTTAATTTGAATATGCTAAACGACGTACATAGCCAAATCAACCTATCTGACCCCGAAACAGCATCTGTTGATTCTTTGGTGATGCCGTCACGGTTTAGCTGCACAAATGACAGACATGGAAAGTCATATTTGACTGCCAAATTGTGCAGAGAAGTAATTTGAAAACCTAGAGCTTGATATTCTTGTATATTGTTAGTGATTGAAGAAGACGACATTAGTTTTAGATAGTCATAAACAACCAAACACTCGTTTGTCTGCCCGTTTTCGTTTGTGCCAACTTCTTGTATAATCCATCTCTTAATGATATTAATTATATTCTCAAACTGTGCTCCAGCAACGCTTACATAGGTGTATGGAATATCTTTTATTTTTTGTGCGGCTGCCTTTACCTTAACGTATTTTTCCTCTTCGTCAGCAATTTTCCCGGTAGCTATGTCGTTAATCGGCAATCCGGTCATGTTGGCAATAATTCTATTAAGATGATCCTCTTTTGACATTTCTGTGTCGAGCATTAATACAGGAATGCCTTTAGTAGCTACATTTAATGCAACGTTGTCTGCAAAAACCGATTTGCCAACACCCGGTCTGGCTGATACTAAATCTACACACTTCCTACGTAATCCTCCACCAATTGCTGCGTCAAATCTAGGAAAACCAGTAGCAATACCAATTTGGTCGCACTTGTTTTCAATCAAGAACTCTAAGTAGTCTTCAATGCCGTCTCCTATCTTTTCTGGCTTCTTATGAGTATCGTCTTGGCGTAGAAATTCCATTATTGGATTTTCAATTAATCCAATAATTTCATCAATATCCTCGTCGCCATTAATTTTATCAACATCGTGTGCTATCTTTACAGATAGCAACTTGATCTTGCGGGCAAATTCAAACTTCTTAATCTGACCAGCAAAATAGATAACGTTTTCCTTTTTTACGGGAAAATCTATCAGAGAATTAATATACTCAAGCTCTTGCTTTGTGTTAACAGATTCTATCAAGCCAAGCTGATTCGCCGCTGATAAGATAGAAGGAATATCTACAGACGCATCATTTTGTAAAACCTTTTCAATACACTTGTATAGAATCTGATTGTTCTGATGCCCGAATGTATTATAATCAATTAGGTCGGAAATATCTACATAGGCTTCTAGTCCATAGGTGAATAAGCCAGCCAAAACTGCTCGTTCTGCTCCAATATCTGTTAATTTTGAAGACATGTATTACCTTCCAGCACAACGGTTGCATCGGTGGAATGCTCCGTAAATGAATTTGGGATCAATATTAAACTGTTTGTGACACACATAACATTCTACAGTCTCTGTTTTGTAAAACTGTCGAATACGTGGAGTTTTTTCAAAGCCCGGCGTTAAAATATCTTTATCTTCGCCATCATCGATCCATTGATTTCTTTTAGCTCGCACCGTCTCTTTTCCTCCTCTTGTTGTTTCTCTTGTTACAGAGAAGTCATTATTAACCCTGGATGACGGCTTAATCGGGGTTATTGATTCTGCAATCTTCTCTTCTTTAGTTTCGTTTTGTTCTGCCATTGCGGTTGTTTTTAAACGCTCACTAATCAGGCTTTCTATCAACTCTTGTTTTTGTTCAGCCGTTAGTGTGCTTAGAATAGCTTCTACGGATATTTCTTGTTTCATATTCTTTTCCCCTTTTCTACTAAACAGTCTGCTTTTTTCCTTACTATCTGCTCTTTATTTCTTAAAGATTCGGCCCTTGCTTCTGCAACCCTTTTCCATTCGTCTATTTTTTTTGCGACTTCGTTTTCTCTGATAACCGTAGCCGTTTTTATCTCGTGTTTTGTATACTGAGAAAAACCTTCTGACTCCTGTGATATTATGGTTGCAAGAGACCCGTTACACCAATTGCTTACTATCTCTTGTCTGCTTTTTTCTGAATTTATATGGTCGGCGTATTGGTATAATAGAAAGGCATAGTTAAAGCATTCGTCCCTGGTAAGTTTGTTAAGGTCGTTTGTTGATAGTTTTTCTGCAATCCTGAACTCATCATTAAACTCTGGAGGTCCAAGGTTATTGTTTTCAATATATCTGTCTATTCCTGCCAAGAAGTTTTTAAGCCTCTCTTGCGTGTTCAATTTGTTGTCTCCATATGTCTTCTGTGTCAGAGTATTTGAGTTCAACTAATGTTATAGAGTTAAGTTCACACCAGTTGACCTTTAGAAGGTCTCGTCTTTTGTGGTCACGAAACCCGGCTTTAGTTTTATGAAAAAATTCACAGAACTCATAGTGCTGCCTACCATGTACCTCAACCCCTATCATGGCACTTGGAATAAAAAAATCAAGAAATAGTGCGGATTTTTTGCCTAGTTCTCTAGTTCCAGGCAGTTTTACTTCCTCATATATTGTCCAACCTTTAAAAATCTCTGCAATAATTTCTCTAGCCTTAACGTGAAAGCTGGATCTTTTCTTGGAATCGTCCTTTCTAACAATATATTTGTTGAGATCAATTTTGTATTGCTTTGTATTTAAGCCGTATACTTTCATACTATTTTGTTTCTTTAATTTGATTGTATATGAACGCGGTGATTTCTTCATTTTCTACTAGAAAATCAGTAAGGTTTTGCATACCCTGGAACCTGAAGAACTTATTAACGGCTTCTTCGTCTTTTATATCAACGCTGTTTGTTTCTAGTAGCTTTTTAATTACGGGGTCGTTGCGATTTTCAATAGCTACTATTATTTCATACCAAGCCCCACTTCTTTTAATCATATTAAATTCATTAGCAATTTGTGCGATTTCTTGGGCTTCATCTATTCCAATACCGTATCGAATCCATCCTTGAGCAGTAGAATTTGGTATTCCTCCTGAAGCAGAAGTAAGAATTTTCCAGTTAGCAATTTGTCCAATACTCGGCCCTGAGTCTTCACCTGTTTTAGTCCATTTCCCCTTGTGGGTAATAATCATCTTTGTTCCGGCTTGATACTGGATCATATTTCCAGAGTCTTCCATTTTGGCTGGAGACCATCTACTTCCTCCGGTATTTGCGATATTATGTAATATACATATTACTATAGCCTTATTTCTTGAGACATCGCCAGATATTCTTTTGAAGAACATTGATAATAGTCTAGGCAAGTTGTTTCTAACACCAGTTCTAACTTCGCCCTCAAGCTCTTCTTGGGGAACCATATTTGAAACTGAATCGACAATAACTACTAGGTCTGGCGTACCTTTAATATATGCTTCAAGTGCGTTAAGATACATTTCAGCAGATACTACTGGAGCTTCGTCTGTTGCCTGGACTACCTTAATCTTCTTTGGGTCTAAACCTTTGATTCCAGTAAAGTTTTCCTTTGTCATTCTTCCTTCAGTATTGAAGTAGATAATATTTTTACCTAAAGCCTGACACTTTGCGGCAAAATATAGAGCGGTAGTCGTATTATGAGTTACCGTAAAATTATCTGTGAGGTATAGATGGTTTTCATGGTCTATAGATATGCACTGGCACTGTTCTTCTCTAACTAAATCCACTCTTCTTATAGTTTTATATAGGCCTGGTTTGCTTCTTAATTTGTTAAACCGTTTTCTAGGTAGTTTAAATAGCCAATCTATATTATTACCAGAGATATGTAATCTGAAGTACTTGAACTCTTTTCCTTCACACTTGGTTAGTCTCTCTTTTATCTTTGCAGTATACCCAAGAGATTGCAAAACTTCCATCACATTCATACATAGTGCGTATGAAACCGTAGAATATTCAGCGTTTTTGCCGTTATCGTTATATCCGTCTATATCCATCAGCCCGTTAATTAGTTCAAACCTGTCTAGGATTGATGAATAAATATATTGAGCGGGTATAAATTTGTTATGTGAATTTTTCCCCATTAGCCCTAATAGTCTAAGATTGTCTGTTAGACTGTTTGTTTTATCGTCTAACCCAACTATTGTATAGTCGTGTTTTGATTTATGATTAATTCTTAGCTTGTTATTTTCAGCGAATACCTTAAATGATTCTAGGATATCTTCATCAGCGGTTGTTATGACTGGTGTACCCTGAGCAAATCCACCATCGCCAAGTAAACAACCCAATATGTACGGGTCTATTGGCAAGTCTCGTTTATTAAAATTTACTGGATTACAAAGTGGGATTTTCCATTTTGGCCTGTTGCTATAAAAAAACAATCCCTCCTTTAGGATTTCTTTTAACGACAAGACACGCCATTCATTGGTTCTTCCGTAGTAATTTTTTGACACTTTCCACAAATGATCTATTCCACATTCTGCAAAAGAATTGTCATTAAATGTGATGCGGTATACACTTTTGACACCTTGAGGAAATACACCGTCAACTCTAGCCGATCCTCCGTCTGGAGTGCAAACCGTGTCTCCAACTTTAATATCTCCCATCCTTACCGGACCTGAAGGAGTATAAACCATTGACGTTAGAGGTTGTTCTTTACCGCTTTTTGGATCGCCGCCGATAATTACACAATTACCTTCACGGATTCCTCCTCCGAGAGCAATGTCTAATGCTGGTGACACGCTAATTATATTGAATTTCTCTAGCTTTTCTAGAACCTCTTCCCCACTCTCAATTATGTTTCCATATTTAGATATTAATTGATTGCTTACAACGTCATCATCAAACTTATTCGTCTTCTTCTTTGCCACTTTTAATGCTCCTAATTTTATCGAAAATCGATCTTTTGCCGTATGTTTTTTGTCTAGTTGTTGGATTCTCTTTTATGTCAATTTCTTTAACTTCTTTTTTCTTTGACTGTTCGTATTCGACATTATACTTATTAAGTATACTCTTAACTTTTGCGTTGTTAAGAGAAAAAATTTTCTTAAACTCTGGTGCATTTATTGACCTTACCAGCACCTCCTCTGGATATTGTTTAAGTAGAGTATTTGCGACAAGCAGTTGACGCTTAAATGTCCAATTCCAAGGTTTCTTATTCCAGAATTTATATGGAAGAGACCCTTCGTTTTTATTCTCCGCGTTTCTTATACACATTATTTCTGCAACGTATGCTGCACAAGTACAATAATCACCAGTTGATTGATGTTTATACTTGCTCTTTTCGGTCCTATCTCTCTTTTTTAACATTAATTATAGCCTCTTTGAAACAATTTTCAATCGTGTCATTATATGTTTTTTCAACTATTAGTTCTGGGATTAACCACATCTGCTTTTCAACCACATCTCCTATTACCTTGCCAAATGTTAGATAATCTCTAGACGGGTTTCCCATTGACCCCATTACGGATGTTATTAAGTAAACCCTATCACAGCCTACTATATCTAGTGGCTCTTCGTGAGACCTATACTGTATAGACAGTGACTGCAAAAAAACGTCAGACTTTAGGCTTAATTTTACCAGTTCTACCCAGTCTGACATCTTGTGCATATATCTATCAATACCGTCGCTTGTATGGCATTTTATCCACACGGCATCTTTATTAGACCTATAGTGCTTTAGCCATTCAGACATTACTTTTTCTCGTCAATCTTGAATACGCACCGTGGCCGAGGACCAGACCCGCGTTTACGAATATCATCGCCAATCATAGACGCATCCTTGCTCATAATCGATATACCTTTCCTAGTATTCATAAGAGACTTCGCATTTAGCAATTCTGGTTCATGTTTTTTACAATGAACAATATGTTTACTGACAGACGACTGGCTTCTATCTAATGCCGCACAGATATCATCAATGTTTTCACCGTTCCAGTGCTGTTCAATGTAAAACTTTTCAGCAGTTCCGAGTGGTCCTTGTTTAGCCATCTAAAAAGCTCCTTTGTGCTCGTGTTAAATAAATATTATTCTTAGTTTTGAGATAGATCATATAAAAATCAAACGTAGACTTGGAAACCTTTTTCATTTTTGTGTCAACAAACTTAACCCGATAACTATTCATTCCCGCTGGATCAAACAGTATTCCCTCGTGTGTCCTAATATAATAGTAGGAATTCCGATCATTTCCAATTATCTTTGCAAAAAAATTCTCTTTTTCATTAGAAATTCTTTCGCCGTGCTTATTAAATACGTGTTCTACTGTAAAAGTGTTTGTGGTATTTGCCTCGCCGTCTGAGTCTGAAATATATTGCATTAGTCGCCCTCCATTATCCATTTTTTTCTTTGTGTTGGTGTCATTTTATTTATTTTACGAATGTATGATTTGTCTTCCTTTTGTGGTTCTGATTCTTTTTTCTTAGCTTGAAGTTCAGATAGTTTTGTCTTGTTTTTCTTGGAATTCCTATCTGCAATTTGACCTATAGTAGAAGGTTCTCGTGACACAAATACATCCAAACCGCCAGATATTAACCTTTTGTATGAGTTATTGTTGCACTCTGGACATATTTTGTACGCTTTATCCTTAATTGACTGGTATACATCCTTTTGGTGTAAGCCGCAATTATCACAACTATAATCGTAGTGTGGCATTTCAACTCTCCAGTGCTGTCAATACCTTACCAATAATTCCATTACGCTGTATATCGGATTGGTCTAGTTTAGATATACCAACCCCATTTACTCCGTCAAGCCTCTTAATACATTCCTCTAATCCGCTCTTGTTTCTTATGTCTGATTGTTTAATATCACCGTTGATTAAAACTTTAGACCCTTGCCCCATTCTAGTAATAAACATTTTAATCTGCTCAAATGTGCAATTTTGTGCTTCATCCAATATCATATATGTGTTATGATATGTTGCTCCTCGCATAACTTCTAGCGGTTGATAACTTATCTTTTTTTCTCTATAGTAATGTCCGTAATAAGCCTGCCCTAGAAAGAACTTAAAGTTTTCTTGCATTGGTATAAGATAAGGATCTATTTTTTCCATTAGTTCTCCTGGCAGAGAACCAATATCTTTACCCGCACAAACAAGAGGTCTAGTTATAATAATATTTTCTATTTTACCTCTATGTAAATGCTCTGCTGCTATTCCGGCAGCTATAAATGATTTGCCAGACCCTGCTGGACCACAACAAAAAACTATATCGTTCTCTGCTATTTTTATTATGTAGTTTTTTTGGTTCTCAGTTTTCGCTTCGACGGGTTTGATTTCATTTCTGTTTTCTCTATCTGGCCGTTTCTTGGTTTTAGGTCTACTCTCTATTTGTCGTCGTGCATTAGAACCCGTTTTTCTTCGCATGTTGGCTCCTACGCTGTCGCATGATTAGTAATTAGATATACAGTCCGTATAAAATCCTATTTCAGTACTTAGCTGGAGATATCTGCCTCTTTAACGAAAACGCCGTCAATCATCTTTCCTTTACGGTCTTTTATGTCATTATATGCTGTTTCCAAACATTCCTCTATTGTAATTGCGTTCCTTTCCATAATATTTAGCATAACGACCATCATGTCGCCAAGGTCGTCTTTTAGACATTTTCCCTTACATACGCTGTCAGATAATTCTCCTAACTCCTGTAGAAGTTTTAGGGTCTGATCTTTGTCTGAGCTTCCTTCGATTAGGTTTCGATCATAATGCCAATTAATAATTTTTTCTACAATGTTTGTCATAGTTGTCCTAAATCTCCAAAATCTATGTCGTCTAAATCGTTAGTACTTGCTGAAATCTTATAGCTAGTAATTTCTGATTCTTGGGGAGCAACCTGAACAGATTCGCTATTCATCCAGTGCTCCGTCCATCCAGAAATTGGGTTCTTAAATCCTTGTTCGTATGGTAGTCCAATAGCTTTTCTTCGTGTATGACACAGCCAATCAATATACTTATGGAGAACAGTCTCGTTAAGCCCGATAATTGAACCATCTTTAAAAAGATAAGACGCCCATTCTTTCTCTTCTTTTGCCGCATTTTCAAACATTCTACATGCTTCTTCTTCACATTCCGAAGCTGTTTGAGTAAAGCCTTCTCCTGGAACAGTTTGAAGGATTTTAATAATTTCTTGAGTATTACACAAATGCAGAGCTTCATCTCTCTTGATGAGCTTTACAATATCAGCATTGCCGACCATCTTCTTATTCTCTGCAAAAGCAAAGGCACAAATAAAGCTAACGTAAAATCTGACAGCTTCTAATATATTAATGCTAATTAATGTCAGATAAATTTGTTTGTAGGTATTTTTGTGAGAATTTCCTTTTGATATTTTGTTTAGAATGTCGTACTCTCTAATAGCTGAATCCGCTCTCTTAATAATTTCCTTGTCTGTTAGACAGCTATCAAGAACCTCAGACGGGTTTGCATATACATTCTTGATAATGTAGGTATAGCTATAACTATGAATCTGTTCAAAGAACTCCCACGTCTTCATACAAGCTTCTAGCTCTGGATTAGAGACGTAATCTAGAAGAATTGGCACACCACGACAAATAACGGAATCCATCATTGTCTGGTATTTAATATTGCTGGTAAAAATAAAACGCTCATTATCAGACATAACGTTATTATCTTTGAAATCGGAACGGTCCTTCTTTAACTCAATCTCTTCCGGTCTCCAGAAGAACTCTAGCTGTTTCTTGAATAGGTCGAAAAAGACGGGATATTTGAATCTGTCATATCTCTGAAGAGATAAATCCTCTCCTAGAAAGAGTGGTTGCCTAATATAATTAGCGTTATTTTTATTTAAGACTGTCCGCATTTATGATACCCATACCTCTTTGTTATGTTACGTTATCTAACAGTAGTTAGATTGAACAGGCTCCGCTGTCGCATCCTAATGAAAGTTGTGCCTTTTCGGTTGATCCGTCGCCGTCTGGAGTGTTGCAATAGTAAAAATTCTTCAATCCATATTTATATCCATAAACCTGATCTTTAATTAGAACACTTAGTGGTATATTACCATTTTCATAATGAGCATAGTTGTAGTAAAGATTAGTACTGATACTCATATCTATGAATTTTTGAAGTACGGCGGAGATATTTATTATCGCTTTATTGTTTTTCATATCCCACGCTTTTGTGTAATAGTTTTTCCTTGTATGAAAGTTTGGAACAAGTTGTTTAAGAACTCCGTTTTTGGCTTTCTTGTATGACAAAAGACTTCTAATTGGTTCAATACCATTAGTGCTATTTTGGATCAGGCTACTACTTTCCACTGGCATTTGTGCTGACAATGTAGAATGTCTCATTCCGTACTTAGATATCCTACGTCTTAATCCTTCCCAATCCATCTTATAAACTGGGTCTACCAGTTCGTCAACGGTTTTTTTATACCAATCAATCGGTAACAATCCTTTCGCATATTTTGTGTCCCCAAACTTAGAACAAGGTCCAAGTTTTTCTGCAAGCTCGCATGAGGCATTAATAAGATTCCACTGAATCTTTTCCATAGTCGAATGAACCAGCGGAAGAACAGCCGGATCATCATAGAGCAGCTTATTTTTTGCCAAGAATCCGGCAAAATTTGTTAAACCAATTCCTAGAGACCTCCTATTTTTAGTAAAATTTTCTCCGGCGGCTACTGGGTATTGTTGATAGTCAATGATTGATTCAAGAGTTTTCACGGCAATTTGGCAAGCATCTTTGATCTCTTTATCATCAGAAATTTCAAGTAGATTCAATGCCGAAAGAATACATATTCCGATTTCTCCGTCTTTGTCCTCGATAGAATTAATAGGCTTAGTAGGATGAATAATCTCTTGACAAAGATTACTCATATGAACTGGTATCGCCCACGAGCCATTCTCGTTGGCTGTATCAATATTCATGCAGTAGATTCTTCCGGTTTCAAGTCTTTCGCGTGTAAATGTTTCTGCTAGTTTTCTGGCCGGGATACGTTTCTTAAATAAGATCGCATTCGATTTTTCGTAATTGATATATAGCTCTTCAAATTTTTCATTATTTCCAAATACGTCATATAGTCCAACAGCTTCGTGTGGACTAAATAGCGTAATTTCCTCGTTTGCAATCAGTCTGTCATAAAAAAGTTTGCAGAACTGAACAGAGTAATCAAGTTTTCTAACACGGTTATCGTCTGTTCCAGCGTTGTTTTTTAATACAACAACGTCTTCAATTTCGTAATGCCAGAATGGAATGTGTATAGTGGCACTACCACCCCTAATGCCATTCTGACTCGTTGACTTTACGGCGGACTCAAAGTTTTTTAAGTATGGAATCAAGCCAGTGTGTACTACCTCACCGCCACGAATTGGAGAGTTGATTGGACGAATTCTCCCAACATTAAGACCAATACCGGCCCTGCGTGCCGTATATTTACCAACGGCGTGAACAGATGAGAAAATACCATCGAGATTATCGTCTACGTCAACAAGTACGCAACTTGCAAACTGCTTAATGTTAGTTCTAACACCAGCCATGATTGGAGTTGGTAGATTAATCTTAAAAGTCGAATAACAATCGTAAACATCTTTAACTTCGGACTCTGTGTTAAATAAACACATGGCAATACACATATAAGCAAACTGAGGAGTCTCGTGTAATTGTCCGGTGTTCCGGTTTCGGATGAGATATTTGTCAATAAGCTGTTGCAACCCGGCATATGTGAAATAATTGTCTCTCGTATGGTTGATATGCTTGCCAAGTCTTTTAATGGTTTCATGGTCAAATTTATCCAGAATGGCTGGATCATACACCCCATTGTCTATATTTCTCTGTAGAAACATAAGGAAGTCTACGGGTTTGTCTCCGTTACCCCAAATCGCTTTTCTTAGTTGCATATTTAAGAGCCGTGCTGCAACATATTGATAGTTAGGAGCAGACTCGCTAATCAAATTATTAGCAGACTTGATTAAGACCTGATGAATTTCGCGAGTAGAGATTCCATCGTAGATTGATAGGTTTGCGTTCATCTCGATATCGGAAAATGATACTCCATTGATGCCGTCAGTAGCCCACTCTAAGACTTTATGAATTTTTTCTACTGTAAAGTCTTCGTTTTTACCATTCGTTTTCTTTACTTTCATGTCAATCCTTATTATAGTGTATATCTCATCGGCAGATTTTCCACGAATCCATATTTTGTTGCAACTAATAAACCCAAACCGCTATCGTTTGGTGAAAAGTTGACGCCGCTCATCATTTTAGATTGAACGGCGTCACGACTCCTTCTACACGTGGTAGGCGAGCTTTGTTTTACCAATTTCTTTTTTGTGTCTTATACTTAAAGGGCGACCCGTTTGTCCACGCTTCATTTTGTGGTGTTTTCGGATCGTCTGCGATATATTTTCCATTTTTATCTCTAGCTCTTTCAGTATGAATACTGTTTGTCCAGGCTTCTTTTTGCGGTGTTGTCGGATCATCCGCTACAAACCTACCATAATCGTCTCTAGCTCTTTCCTGTATCTCTTTAACTGACAGCGTTGATAAATCGGCCTGTTCTTCTATTATAGCAGTCTCAGGCTTTTTTCCCAGTGGGATTTGCACGCTTTCTGGATTTTTTAGGGCATTAAAAACGTCGTCGTTTTTTACATATGTATACCCCTTATCTCCCTTAAAAATTTTCCAGCCATTATTCCTTAGCTGCATAAAGACTCCTAAATTGGCTGGAGTATTTTTATCTACAATGACGACTTCGCAATTATCTGGCTTAGATTCGCCGTCGCTGTATACAAAAATATTTGTAGTAATTTTAGAGCATATATCATATATCTCTTTGGCGTTCATTGTTATCTCCAGTTAGTGCATATCTAAGAACGATTATCCCTAGCTAGCTTCCTGAGTTCTTTAATAGTGCATGTCTAAGAATGAGCTTGGGCACATCGTCATTCTTTCTTTATTATACTCTCGTATAAATTTCTGTTCTTTTGGTGATAACGGGTGGCCCTTAGCTAGCTTCTTGAGGCCTTTAATAGAGAACATAATTATTGAATTAGCAAGTGGGTCTGCCAATACCTCTATGGCTACACCAAGCGTGCCTCCTATTCCAATAGACGCTAAAAGTGTTAGCATAATCTTATTCCTTTTTGTTTGGTGTTGATGGTTGTGATGGGTTAATTTTTAACCCCAATCTCTTCATCATTCTGTCTTTCAATACCCCTCTAACTCCACCTGTTATCTGTCCAGCCCCAATTAGTGCTAACAGTCCGGCAATTAGTCTATGGAAGAATGACCTGTCTTCTCCGTCGTCGTCTTGGGATTTTTGAATCTCTTTTATCGCCGGATCAATGTTCTTAATTACTCCAGATACGATCTCTTCTTTAGATGGAACAATGATTGATGTTATGTTATTCTTTAGTCCACCTATTTCTTCTTTCATAGCTCCAATTATCATACTACGGGTAGTTTCGGTTTCAGTTGGAGGTTGAGTAACGCTGTCTCGTGTTTCTAGTGCGGCTGTGATTTCTTTATAGGCTTGATTATGGATTCTCTCAAACACAATCTCTAGCGGTGTACCCTCTGGAATCTTTTCTATAATTGATCTTTCTACCTTTCCAGCAATTAGAGACTTTAGTCCAAGACTTTGTTTCTTTACTAGTACCATAACATAAAATGGACTAGGATCAATACCTGCGGCCTTAATAAAGGCCTCATATCGAATAGGCTGTGTTCTCTCATCGACAAATTCTATATTAGCCTTGCCGTCGAAGAATTCTGCGTTAGCTCTAGCAATCGGACCTTGAATTGCTTTCAGGAAAACTCTTGCTCCAGCCTCTCGGACATATCCTTCTAATTGTTGTTTAGCAGCAATAATAATGGAGACGTTTTCCCACTCGATTTTTTCTACTATTGGTTCGCTTGGCGATGGGGTTGGTGGTGGAGGAGGAGGAGGAGGAGGAGGAGGAGGAGCCACGTCTTCGACTGGTGGAGCAGGAATTGGTTCTCGTGGTCTTTCTTCTGGGTTTGGAATCTTTGGAGAAGGAGGTTCAATAATTTCCCCATCTGGCCCATTGCCAAATATAAGTTTTCCTATACCTTTAACGCAATTAATTATCCAACCCAAGAGTGACAATCTTCTTCCAGACGTATATCCAGTCTCGTATTGGTTGGTATTGCGTACCCAAACAGTTGGTAATTCGGTTATGTCTTTACCGGTTTTCTGCTTAAATTCACCAGCAAGCTGTTGATTTGACCATGTTCCGTCGTCTTGTTTTATTACTTCAATAGGATTTAAACCTCTAGAAATATAGTCTTCGCGAGAAACTTCTCTCTTGAGAATTTGACACGCTCTACACCAATCTGCCGTAAAGATGATTACATCTACATTTTTTGGTGATTCCGGTTCCTTTTGTTTGCGTGGGTCTTTTGATAAAGTGTTAATTCTTGATTTTGATTCAGCTAACGCTTGTTTTAATAGTCTGTGTGAAGAAAAATACGAGTTGTTTGAAGTAATATCGAAATCAACTGCTTGAGCTAGCCCAACAACCTCGTCGTTTTCGTTAATAAGTGGTCCGCCGGAATTGCCTGGAGAGATTCTCATTCCAGCATAATTAATGCTCGTCCCATTTCCTCCTGTCACTTTTCCATAGGTTACAGCGTAGTTTCCGCCTGGGTATCCAATTGAGTGTACTAAACTTCCCATAGCGGGTGGTTCATTCGCTAAGTTAAATGACTTGTATTTTTTGCCGTTTTCACTTGGAACATAATATACAATTGGTCCGTCTTCGGTGGTAGTTATAAACACAAGCTCTGCCACGACATCGTTTATTATAACTGTATTACCAATGCCATTTAGACAATGTTTTGCAGTAAACAGATAATTCCCGTCAACCATAAAGCCTGTGCAGCCATGTAGTTTAATTACTCTGCTGTCAGCTTCCAATGCGTATACCGGCTGAATAAAACAGGTTATTAGCATACAAACAAATTGAACGAATATTAGTGGTAGTTTTTTCATGTGAGTCTCCTAATTAAGTCCCGTCTATTGTAAACAGATATTGAATTATTGGTGATCTCGCTAAATCCGCAGGGGAAACCCTGGAGTCGGCTAAGTACGGAACCGGGTCCATGAATTCTTTCCTTAACGCAATAGTAACGGCTGTGCTGCAAACCTTTGCTTTAGCCACGTCGTCATCGTTTATGTCTTGTTGCATAAAGAGTCTAGCACCTGGAACAAACCTCATAAACATATTAAATATGTTATTCCATCCATAGGGCTGGCCAGTCCATCTAGTGATATCGCGTGTTATAGCCTTAGCTATGTCTGGCGTATACTTCTTCTCTATATCTACTATTGTACCGTCATCTGACATTTTTTGATACGATACAGAGTTCACTGGTCTAAATACGTCTATACTGGTTGGGTTAGATTCTACTTGAGTTTGTAGTGAAACAGACCTGCCACCGTAAAATTCTCTAAACTCTACACACATCCAAGTATCATTACTTTTACTAGCAACAGCAACGTGTGAATGTACTCCGCCAGTGTATCTCTGAATTAAAAAACTAATCCATCCGACTCCACGGAATAGTAGAATATCGCCTTCCTGCAATAATTCTAAAGCCTTATCAAATTTAACTAACATGAGAAAACACCTCTTTAAGGCTGAGTAACGTTAATTAAATATCCACCGTGTCGGTTTTCTCCTGTTTTATACGGATATCCTGAAAATATTGTTGTTTTCCCGTGAATGTCTTTTGTTTTTATATAAAACTTTCTAGCCATTTTAATACAAGATGCAAATTCGTTAATCGTTTGCTCTCTATCGTCTTCGTCAATAAACGACATCCAATCGTACCCTTCTACATTTGATTGTGTTTCTCCTGTTATTTTATAAAATGCTTCATTTGTCCATATCAGCTTACCACTCGTGTCAGTTTCAAATAGGCCTGCATCAATATAGTGTAAAGAAGCAAGTGTTCGTTGGTCTATTATTTGTTGTCTGTAATGTATTGTCTCGCATATGTCTCTAAGTGAGTTTACGGTGTCTTTTATAGATTTGCCGCCGTTGGTTGTGACCTCTGATTGAATTTTCTTAACTGCTTCAACGAGTTCTTTATTTGTTATAAAGAGTTTATTGATAGGAACAATTAATTTTCTCCATACTGTTACGCATACTCCGAATATTACGGATATTGCTCCTACAGAATCAAGATACTCTATTTCATTCATACTAGTCCCCATAAAAATGGCCAAACCCCCCGAATTGAGGGGTTGGCCTTAACATCATTTGACTAGGTTATGATTCAAACACGTTTTTTGCCTTATACACATCGAGTTTTGGCAACGCT